CAGGCACAACCACTACAGCAGATACAGTAACTATGCAGGCTTCAAATGCTATTATCTTTGAAGGTGCTACAGCAGACTCAAACGAAACTACACTTAGTATCGTAGATCCCACAAGTGATCACACACAATATTTAATTAATCAAGGTGGATACATTCCAGTCTTAGCAGCCGCTACAACGACTGCAATTACTTCGACACCTGCAGAACTAAATATCCTTGATGGTGTTACAAGTACTGCAGCAGAGTTAAACATCCTAGATGGTGTTACAAGTACTGCAGCAGAACTAAATATCTTAGACGGAGCAACAGTTGT